TGTCAGCGCACCAATACCAACGTTGTTTACACCGCTGGTTATTTGCGAACCAGATGAATTACCTATAGCGATATTAAGACCAGTGGCCGCTGTAGCCACTCCAGCCCCCATGGCATCCTTACCGATAGCGATATTATTGCCACCCGTTGTGGCAGCATCAAGAGCGCCGCTGCCAATAGCTACGTTGTTAGAGCCAGAGGTTAATGCAAGACCGGAGTTTTGACCTGCCACAAAATTGTCAGTGCCAGTAGTCAGCGCAGGCAGAGTTGCAATGGCAGCAAGGTTGCGAGTTCCAATAACCGAGAAAGCACCACCAGCCGTGATCCAATCATAGTCACTGCCAGTCCACGACAAAACCTCACCTGTTGAGGCCGTGCCAGTGTTCAGGTGGGTGTCAACGTCACTGTCGGTGTAAGCTGTTGCGCCCGTGGCAATGCCGTCCAGCTTGGTCTTGTCGCCATTAACAAACGGGCCTTCTGCGGGCGGCTGTTGGATGTCCGCATCTGCCGCAGTCACAAAAACGATGGCGCTGCCAGACAGGTTAATTGCAGAACCGGCGTTGCTGCTTTCGTCAACCGTTCTGGAAAGCGTAGTGCCAGACGCCGTGTAGGTGCCTGTGCCGATCTCCCAGTCAGTGCCATCCTCGATGGTATATCGAACCGTTTGGCCGTCGGTGACGCCCGCAGCTGCGAACGTTTGGTAGCCCGTCTCGGCGGTCCCCAAAGTGACGGTTCCCGTGCCGGTAGTGGCCGTGTTCATACGTGCACGGTTTACAAGCGTAACCATAGCCGCGCCTCCAATGCGTTATTAGGCCAGCGTTACGTCAATGTCGCCAATCGGGAAGCGCAGGATGTCGCCCGATGCAATCGCCTTGGAAGCCGTCAGCGCCGCGTGGGCGATCAGGTTGCCGCTGGTTGCCGCATCGTAGATGCCAATATGCGTGATGGTTCCCCACGATCCGGTCGCTTCAGGAAACTCCACAGCGCCGCTGTTTGATGCCGTGTCGCCAGAGACAGTGAACGTGACCGCAGTGCGCGCATACGCATTGCCGGAAACCTCAGTGCCCGTGCCAGCGTCGGTTGGGTCGTCGGTGAACAAACCGATATACCAAGCCGTCGGGCGCGTCGGAGAACCAGTTGTCAAAGCCCACTGCAAAACGCGGGTTTCAAACTCGTTGGAAAAACTCATTTCAGTAACTCCTTACTTTCATGCGGAGGCCAGTGCCACTGTGGCGTGCGGCGTCAGATGCGAGATTAGCAGAATCGACCCCAGATTGATAGAGTGCAGCCCAAACCTGCGCACGGGCGTCGTCACTGAGATACGGGGCGCTGTGAACAAGCGATCCGTAAAGATACACATCCGGGTGATACGTCAGCAGCCAGTTGGTCGGCGCAACGTCCGTCAGGGCAGGGATGCGCCCGAAATAGACCAATTCGGCGTTGTATGTTCCATCCGGCGTCGGGAAAAACTCAAACTGGCTTCCCGTGATGGCATAGAAGCGCGGACGCCCTGCGATGTTGGCCGTATCCTCGCGGCGGTCCACAATCTCGGCCTGTGCAAGCAGTTCCAGTTCGCTCGGCGTCTGGTCCGTGATCTGGAAGCGGATCGTCTCCATCCAGTCGGCAGGGAACGCGCTATACTGCCCATCAATCTCGGCTGTGGAACGCACCTGCATACGCCAGTGGCGCACCCGGCGGTTGATGTCAGCCTCGGCCAGTGACACGAATGTCGGGATGACGCTCGTCAGGTCATCGCGGTTGAGGAAGTCAGCGATGGCTGTCTTGAGTTGCGTGTAATTGGTGATGGTCATCGTTGCTGCTCCTGAGCCTGCAAGATTGCAAGAAGCCCAGCGATAGGGCTGACGTTTGCGGCGTTTAGATTGGCGAGGTGCGAAAGGCGAGGGTCGAAGCGGGCGAAGCGGGAGCGGAGGCTTTGCGGATTGAACGTCACCCGTTCACCCGGCTGGCTGTGAACGCCCGAAAAACCTTGGGACGACATAGTGTCGGCGGCGCGGCGCATCCCTTTAACATTTTGCTCCCAAGTGGCATTGTAAGGTAAATCTGGGTCTGCATCTAACGTGTTTTGCCAATCCATCCTGCGTGCATATGCTGAACCCTCTGGCGTTAAAAGCGGTATAACGTTTAAGCCTTCAGTTCCTGTTCTGCGCGACCGCGCATAATCCAGCACATCTGCGGCATCGTCTCCTGTATAAACGCCCCGCCCTGTCAAGCCGGTTTCACTAACCATAAACGCAGGAAAGTCATCAAATGTGGCGTGATATTGATTGTCACCAAACCCCATCTCCCGCGCCCGCGCCATCCGGCTGGCCTCGTCCATCGGCAAGTCCATACCCGTCTCGCCAGCTACATAGAGGCGATACATCTCTTGCGGGTCGGCCTGCGCCATTAGGTTGTCAGTGACCTCGGATGCGCGGCCCTCGCGGAGAAGGCGAGCAACGCGCTGGGCAGGGGTTTCTGCGGCGGATGCTAGGAGGCCAGCGGTTGTGGAGCGGTTGGCGGATGATTGCTGCATATAATTTGGCAAAATTAAATTTTGCTCTGGAACATCTAGTGTCTCCCAAGGGGGGATTTCACGGCGGCGCTCAGGCGAAAATCTGCTGCGCGCCGAAACATTCCGAGACTCTGCCTCGCCAGCAGCGCGGAAATACCTATCATATGCGGCATCGCTGGAAATCGAACGGCCAACCAAGCTATCATATTCATCGTAGAGCGGCTTCAAGTCAGGATGTTGCGGCCTGTATCCAGACAGCCCAAGACGCTGCTGCTCTTGCTCAATCTGACGCGCTAGGTCATTGAGCCTAACTGTTCGTTCCGTGAGCAAATAGTCCATTTCTTTATTGGGGCTTGAACCGCGAGCAAAGCCCTCTCGGTTCTGAATGGCGTGCTGAATTTCATGCAACATCACATCACGGCCCTCTACGGAGTCTGGGCCATAAACTGTGATTGCGTCCGTGTCTGGCATATATGCGCCAGAAACTTGTGGCCTCCTGCCAATATTTACATCGCCCCACATATCATCATATGCGGCAGGAATATTCTCGCCCCGGAACATGCCACCGAGCAAAGGTTGGTGCAGAATAGCGCCAGATAGATTTGTTTGAACGTCGGGCCGGCCGGGATAATTCAGGGCGTCAGCAGCAGCTTGCCGCATAACCATTCGGCTGTCGTCTATTTCAAAACGCCACTGCCCATCAGGCCCTTGGAACCAGCCAGTGTCGCGCCAAATGTCATCACGACTTGACCCGGCGCGAGCCATATCCTCAGCCCTTTGAAGGGCGTTAAGGTCGGCGGTGCGAGCGCGTCGCCCCGCAAAAATGCCCAGTGCATCAGCGGGCGCATCTGCAAGCAGACCGCCGCCGCCCATAGCAACGCCAGCAGTGCCGAGAGCCTCTGCGGGCATATCCTGCGCAGGGAGCAAGCCACGAGCCGCAGCGCCGGGCGCGTCAATGCCGCCAACCAATGCGCCAATCGCGTCAAGCACGCCCTGCGGCACAGCAAGCCTTGCCTCACCAGAACGCACAGCTTCGGCAACGCTCATGCCTTCTGGGCGCGCCACAGGGACCATAGAAGCACGCTGCATACCCTGCCCTGCATCCTGACCAGAAACGCGATCCAGCAGCCCGTAGATCGGCGCAAGCGGGCTGTTGGCGCGGCGATACTGGCGCACCAAATCAGCCTCGCGCTGCGGGTCTAGCTGCAATTCAGCGAGAGCGGCGCGAAACTGATCGGGAGGAAGGGAAAGCAGCGGCTCCATTACTTCTTGCGCATTGAAGCGCCCATGCACATGCCAGCGGAGCGGCAAGCGCGAGGGTTCGGGCAACCAGCGCAGGGCGTGAAGTCGTTCTTGCCCATTGCGCGCGAGCGAGACATTGCGCCTTCGCCCATCGCACGGCTGCGCGACTTGGTGCCGGGGTTCATTGCGCGGTCGTTGGATTTACCGTATTTCATTTCTTGCCCTTCTTTGGCTTGTAGCCGCTGGCATA